ACGATATAGCAAAGGAAGTCGTTAAAGACGTAGTGGGTCAGAAGATTTATTATTTTCCAATCTCAGAAGTCAAATCAAGAGTGCATGATGTTTATGAGGAATCAGTTGATAAGGTTTTTGATAATCCAATAGAGATAAATGCACTTGTAAAGTATGAACCTCAAGAAATTAGAGCAAATTTCTTTGGAAGTGAGGAATTTTATACAATCGAAGCATATATCCAGGATAGAGATCTTTTAGATAAAGGAATCACAATCCTAGAGGGAGACTTTTTTAGCTATGGTCAGGTATTTTTTGAGGTGATAACTGCACCGGCATCAAATACTATTTACGGTCAGGTTGAACACAAAGGATTCACAACAGTAACAGGAAAACAGGCAAGGCTTGGACAGTTTTCTGCAATCACATTCGGTCCAACAGACGAAAGCTATTCAGATCCAGACGCTGTGCAAAAAGTATTTGTTCAGCAGAGAGGATTTCGTGAAAATCAGGAAGGTGTCACAGGTGACATTAGAGAGCTACAAAAGAGAGGTGTTCTTACAAAGCCAATATCTGGTCCACAAAAGGTCACTCCGCTTGATGCAGGTCCCGCAGGATCTGCCTTCTACGATGAGGATTAAAAATGACTACGAGAAAAATAGACGATGGGTATGAAGGAGATGTAGCAAAGGATTTTAATATTCCTGCTTCGGGAATAGAAGAAACAGATAGGGGGCTTTTTGAATTATTTGATAAGAGACTATCATTTCAAGTAAAGATCAAAGACCAGTCAACAAAGGTGCCTGTTGTATTTTCAACAGGTGAGAGATTTGCGCTAACTAGAAGAAAGCAGTCTATTAGAGATAGAAATAATGCTCTAATACTTCCTATCATATCAATTCATAGAACGTCTATAGATACAAGTCCCACACAGGGCGGATACGGTACACCTATATCATTTAGAGATCAACAAAGCTATGTAGTTAGAAAACGACTAGATAAAAAAGATAGAAATTATCAAAATATTATAAATAAACTAGGTCTTAAAAATCAAACTAACGTTTCGTCTAGAAGAAATTTCGCAAGATCAGATATATTTCCAGGAAATATAGCAAAATCAGGCTATATAGCCTCAAGAAGAAATCTTAATAACCTTTCTCTTTTAGATGATCCCAAGGGCGATTTATTGAGAAATGATATAGGTGATAATATCTTTGAGATAATAACACTTCCGTATCCAACATTTATGATGATATCATATGAGGTGATATTTTGGACTCAGTATATGCAACAGATGAATCAGATGATAGAGATACTTTTCTCACAATTTGATGGACAAGATTATGCATTTCAAATAGAGTCAAGATCTGGTCACAAATATACAGCATACGTTAAAAGCCCACTTACAAATCAAGATAATTTTGCTGAGTTTGCTCAAGAGGAAAGGGTTATAAAATATACATTTAATGTAAATATACCCACATATCTGCTTGCTCCAAAGCATGACGGGCAACCATCTCCCTTTAGAAAATTTTATTCAGCTCCTCAGATAGAATTTGGATACAAGCAAGTAGGAACACAAGTGATAACAAGAGATGAATCTCCTGACAAGATCATAAATCAAAATAAATTTGTCTTAAATGAGGTAGAAAATTTAAATGTCGACGGAGAGACTCCCTCTATGCGCGGGCAAGGGGATGAAAGGTTAAAAGATACCATTAAAGATCCCTTTACAGATAAAGAAAGTACTCGCTACGTTAGAGTCCTTACACATCATCAGCGATCAGGAGAGACAGTGGCTAGTTCTCGAATAGTTGTAGATTTACAAACTACTCTAGATACTGCATCTGATTAAGGACTTTTGACGTTTTGAGCAATAGTTATAACCGTAGATAGTTATATCAGGAGATTCATTAATGGCCGAACAGACATTCAGATCACCTGGGTTTTTTGAACGCGAGATTGACCTCTCTCAGAGAGAGAGTGAAATCGTTGGCGTTCCCGCTGGTGTTGTAGGAACAGCAGAGATGGGCCCAGCATTTGTTCCAGTTACAGTTGGATCATTTGCTGATTTTGAGAAAAAATTTGGAACCCTTGATCCCAAAAAATTTGGTCCATATGCTGTAAGAGAATTCTTTAAGTATAAGACAGCATTAACATATGTCCGGGTTCTCGGTGCGGGATCAAATGAGACCTCTACAGACATAGCAAATACCAGATCTGCAGGAATAGTAAAGAATGCAGGATTCAAGATAATAGGATCAAATCCAGGACCGACAATACCAAGCGCTCAAGGTAGATTTCAAGGGTGTGTACAGTTCATAGCTGCGGAGCACTGGGTATCATCTAGTCAGGAAGGGATAGGATACCCTATATTTTCTGATAACGATAGCTTTCCCAAGGTAAGTGGCCAGAGAGTAGAGAGAGCTAGGCTTATAAGGGGAATGTTATTCACAGCTACTGGATCTCGATTCGAGATATTGTGCATGCAGTCAGCGAGTTATGGAATAACAGCTGCTAAGCAGACTGACACAGCGACTGTAAACACATCAGGTGAGTTTAAATTAGTTCTATCATCCGCAGCTGGTACATCGTTTGCTAATGATGACGGATGGCCAGGGATCAGAATATATACAGCATCTCTAAATCCTGTAGCAGATACATATATAGGAAAACTTTTAAACACAGATCCAGAGAGATTTGGCCAGGAGCAGCATCTTTTGTATGCTGACTTCCCCGTCGAGGATGAGATAGCATCAGTAAGCTATGGCACTAATGCTCCAACGGTTGCACTTCTTTCTGGATCAACTTCTACATCACTAGATTCAGGAGTCTCTGGGCTCTCATTTATTAACGGATTTGGAAGATTTGATACCAGGTATGCATCTCCAAAGACGACAAACTTTATCTCACAGCCTTACGGTGATACAGAGTTTGATCTCTTCTACGTTGAATCAATCTCAGATGGATCGGTAGCAAATGAGAAATTCAAGGTATCAATCAGCAATGTTAGAAAATCTAGCGATCCAAAAAATCCTTACGGAACTTTTACATTAGAGGTGAGAGATTTTGATGACACAGATACAGCAAAGAAGACTCTAGAGTCATATCCTCTCTGCACACTAAATCCGCTAGATGACGACTATCTTGCCAAGAAGGTTGGTGACTTCAAAGCTTTTTATAATTTTGATGCTGAGCTAGATGATGAGAGAAAGGTTCTTGTTAGCGGAAAATATCCCAACAAATCATCTCGTGTAAGAGTTATAATGTCTGTAGGGCTCGAGAGCGGTGAGGTGCCTAAGGATGCACTTCCGTTTGGATTTAGAGGCTTCGGATGTCTTAAGACAAACGACACGTTAACTAATAATCAGACAACGTCTATAAGAGGCGGGATAGGAAGCTCCATATCAAATAGAACGACATTTTGGTCTGGATCTCTTGATCACACAGATGCTAACCAGTCGCAATCTAAGCTGGTATCTAGATTATCCGGCTCAATTCTTCCTCCAGTTCCGTTTAGATTTAAGGTGACTCGAGGCGCAGTTGACTCCTCTTCACCTGCCTACATAGGAGCGCCTGGAGATGACGAGAGGGTAGACACTAGATTTTATTGGGGCTCGAAGTTTGACCGCCTTCCAAGGACAGGATCACTATCAAATTCAATATTTGATTCCAATGTTTCAAGTGAGATCAATAATATATTTAGATCTTATTCTAAGCTCCTTGGAATTGAGAAGCTTGATAATCTTGTAACTGGATCTGGTGCAGATGCATTTAATAATAATAAGTTTACACTAGCCAGGGTCGCTCTTTCAAATGAGATAAGGTCAGTATCAGGTACACCAAGTCTCCCTGCCACAGCAAACTCTGATATAACTGGATCTGCAAAAGAGCACATTCTTGAGACTGCATATATAAGAAACGGAAGAGTAGATGCAAGCAATTACACTGTTAGCGATAACCTGAGAGGGATAAATCGTATAACTTTCGCCTCTTTGGCATCTCTAACGTCTTCTGTATATTTTAATAGATTCACTGACTATGCAAAGTTTACCAACTTCATGCATGGTGGCTTCGATGGCTTGAATATTCTAAATGCCGAGATGGCAAGAATGAGTGATAGAGCATCATCCTCAGATACTGGGGGATACGCTGCCGGCGGAACTCTTGATTTAGGGCTGAGCTCAGATAACACGTATGGTGCAGGAAAAACGAATACGATCGTTGCATCGTATAGAGTTGGAGCAAGAATTCTTACAGATCCTATGGCATCCAGAGTAAATATCTTAATGATACCTGGAATAAGAGATAGCGCGTTAACTGACTATGTACAGTCCAGATTATCTAATTACAGCAAGGCATTCTATGTCATGGATTTGCCAGGGTATGATGCTGACCAGACTCGCCTCTTTGATGATAGCGACACAGCAGCAAACGTCCAGAAGACAGCTGAGCAATTAGAGGGAAGAGCACTAGATAGCAACTACTCAGCTACGTACTTCCCAGATGTGACAATAGAAGATCCTATAAATAACATGCCAGTTGTTGTCCCAGCATCTGTTGCAGTCATGGGAGCTTTAGCATATAATGATAATGTTGCCTACCCATGGTTTGCTCCTGCAGGATTTAACAGGGCAGCTCTAGATTTTGTTAGTAATGTTGGCGTTAGATTAAATCAGTCTGATAGAGACACACTTTATGATGCAAAGATTAATCCCATAGCAACATTCCCAGGTGCAGGATTTGTTATATTTGGTCAAAAGACTCTACAG